AAGAATTTGAAGAAGAAATTGGTTTTTTCTTAGATGATATAGGATTTTAGGAGAGTGGAATAATGGAGAACGTACTAGAGAAGATCTTGGAAGAGATAAAAGAAGCATTTGACGAAAACATAGACGACATAGAAGATTCAGCAGGCATTCATCATTTTGCGATAGATAGTTTTACTGCATGGTATATTGCAAGAAAAATCATCCGTTCTCACATGGACGATGTTCCGAAGTGCGGAGAATGCAGCAGAAAAAAGTTGTATCAGATCGGATATGAAGACGGGAAGAAAGATAAAGACTGGATTTCAGTAGAAGATAGATTGCCAGAAGATGATGATATGAGATTCTATATGTGTATTGTCGAAAATCACGAAGAGGATTTGCCGATGTTCTGCCAGTATGATAGTGAATATGGATTTGGATTTTGGCATGATATTTACGATTCGACAAGTTTAGGATTCGTTGATACGGTGTTTAAAACAAATGATGAATTGGGGTATGAAAAGGTTGTAGCATGGCAGCCACTACCAGAACCTATGAGAAAGGAATAACGATGGGAAAAGTAAAAGATCTAACAGGCATGAAGTTCGATATGCTTAAAACGATAAAACAAGTTGGTATTTCTAAAAACAGATATGCAAAATGGGAATGTGAATGTGATTGCGGTAATCATGTTTACAGAACAACTGACGTTTTGAAAAGAAAGACAAGACATTCTTGTGGATGTTTGAACCAACAGACACTATCAAAGATGTCTGAATCAAATATAACACACGGCATGACTGGTACAAGACTTTATAGGATTTATAAAGGAATGTGTGGACGATGCTATTATACAAAGTCAGACCATTACAATGCTTATGGCGGAAGAGGAATAAAAGTATGTGATGAGTGGTTGAAAAATAAACAAAATTTTTTTGAGTGGGCTTTGAAAAATGGATATAGTGAAGATTTGACAATCGAAAGAATAGACGTGAATGGAGATTACTGTCCTGAAAATTGCACCTGGATTACTATGAGTGAACAATATAAAAATAAACAAAGCAATTGCAATAAAATGCCACTACCAGAACCATACAAGGAGGTATAACATGGACATTATAATCACAATCGCATTCCTAGCCCTGTATTACATCCTGGGGCTAGGAACCGTGATTACTTTAAAGACAGGATTGGAAGAAGATGTGGAGTTGGAGTGTGAGGATTATTTAGCAGCGGCATGCTTCCCGATACTGCTATTTGTGGTGTTTTTGGATTGGATTGTGCGAAAGATAGTGAGGTAGGAAGATGAAAAATTTTGATTGGGAATCATTTAAAGAAGGAAAAATAGTGGTACATTGCAAGACAAAGAAAGAAGCGGAAGACTTTTGCCTGCAGATGCACGAGCATGGGATGACGTGGGAGTCTGGGAATAGTTATTTGAGTTACACATACTATGAGGTACATAAGAATAAAACGTGTTACAGTATTGGCGGATATCAGAGTTGTGACTACTTCAGGAAGTATAGATGCAATATTTTAGAATGGAGTGATTACATGCAGAAAGAATTTACCAAGGCAGATCTGAAAGATGGGATGGTAGTGAAACATCGAAATGGTGACAAGAGAATTGTGATAAGCGAAGCATTAATCGGAGAAAATGGATATGCGGATCAAAACTGCTTTCGAGAAGATTTGACACACAGATATTTTAAAGATCTCGATATTGTTGGTGTCTACGCAATCCAAGAATATAACAACTTTGCAGATATGCTTTCGGACTATAACTTAGAACTCATCTGGGAGCGCAAAAAACCAAAGAAAATGACAGTGGAAGAAATGAAACAGAAGTTGGAAGAGCTGACCGGAGAGGAAATTGAGGTGATGGAATGAAGAAAATAGAAGCATACACTATGGCAACGAGAAAGCCCTGTGAGACAGCTTTAAAGCAAAAGGGGCATAAAGCCTTTAAGTGCGACTTTAAAAGCCGTGAGAGGACGAATAAGGACGCTGTGGAGTACATAGCAGAGAAATACAACATAAAAGATCCTGTTCCGGGAGGTGATAGAGTTGGACAAGAAAACACTGAAAAAGTATAAGCCAAACAAAGATAGACTTATCCGGATTGAGAACCAGATACAAGAACTCTGTGAACGGGAATCGACTGTTGTCATGGGGAAGGTAACGGGATCCAGCGCAGATTTTCCGTACACCGAAGTGAGAACATCTGTACAAATGTATGACCCTTACGAAGAAGAGAATGTAAGGCGTCAGATCAGAAGAAAAGAAGCAGACAGGCTGCGGATTCTGAAAGAGCAAAAAGAAGTAGAGGACTACATAAATGGGATTGATGATCCGGAGATTAAGGAGATATTTGAGTTATCGTTTATTGAGGGCAAGAAACAGGATGAAGTTGCGGAGATAGTAAATATTGACAGAAGTTACGTGTCAAAAAAAATAAGTGACTATCTTAAACTTTCACACTTTTCACAAAAATAATATGCTATAATTATTCTAGAACGATTGTATATTGTTCTAAAACAATCTTTCCAAACATTCGGAATACCGCTGGACTTTACCCTTTCTCGTCTGGCGGTGTTTTCATGCGGAGTATAGCATCAATGGTAGATGCGCGGGGTATCGCCGCGTCCTTGGTTCGATTCCAGGTGCTCCGCTTTGTGATGTGAGTATACAGGCTGCACAGCTGAGGTCTGTTCTGGGAGTGCACACCGGACTTACATTGCAATGGTACCAAAACGCAGATATCCGCAGATCTGCAAAGCAAACAAAAATAGATTCAGCAATCTATATTTAGTGTCAGTACCCGAGTGCGGATAGGGTAAAAGGATGTCAGACGGCATCCTATGGGTGTATAGCTCAGTTGGTTAGAGCCATCGGCTGTTAACCGATGTGTCGCAGGTTCGAGTCCTGCTATACCCGTTGTGGACTACTGCAAAGTTTCCTCATTTTTTCTTATAAATTTTGATTGTGTATTTGGTTATTTTGGTTTTTGTTGGCGTTATTAATTCTTTCAGCAGTAGTCCTAAATTCTTAGCATCCAGAGATGGGTGCTTTTATTATGTTACAAAGGTGGTGAGTCGGATGGCAAAAGGTAAATATCAAGAGTGGCTAGAGCCGGAAGGCTTGCTGAAGATAGAGGGATGGGCGAGAGATGGTCTGACGGACGAGCAGATTGCAGATAATATCGGGATTTCCAGAAGCACATTAAATAGCTGGAAAGACAAGTATTCGGACATTTCGGACACCCTAAAAAGAGGAAAAGAGGTTGTCGATCGTCAAGTCGAGAATGCTTTGCTAAAACGTGCGCTTGGATATGAGTACACGGAAACGACCAGGGAATACATACCGGAACTTGATGAGATGAAAACTACGAAAAAGGTCACAAAGCAAGTAGCGCCGGACACTACAGCCCAGATCTTCTGGTTGAAGAACCGGAAACCGGACAAGTGGAGAGATAAGCAGGAATATGAAGATAGGACAGCGATTGAGAAGCTGGATGAAATCTTGAAAGGATTGCATGACAATGCAGCTAAGCAAGAAACAGAATGAATACATCATAAACGCAACTCATAGATGGAATATCAAGTCCGGAGCGGTTCGTTCTGGAAAGTCTTTTGTTGATACTGCTTATATCGTGCCTAAAAGAATCCGAGAGAGAGCTGGACTTCCCGGCTTAAATGTAATCATGGGTGTCTCCAAAGAATCCATAGAGCGAAACGTCCTACAGCCAATGAGAGAAATCTATACCAGCGACCTTATCGGGAACATTAACAACCGGAATGTAGCCAGAGTATGCGGAGAGGATGTTTATTGTCTCGGAGCGGAAAAGGTCAGTCAAGTCGCAAAGATACAGGGAGCGTCCATCAAGTATTGTTACGGGGATGAGATTGCAAAGTGGAACAAAGAAGTATTCCAGATGCTGAAATCACGTCTTGATAAGACGTATTCCTGTTTTGATGGAGCTTGCAACCCGGAGAATCCGACACATTGGCTAAAAGAATTTCTCGACAATAAAAAATTAGATATCTATTTGCAGAGATACACGATTTTCGACAATCCGTTTCTGGCTCCAGATTTCGTGGAGAAGCTCTGCATCGAATATGACGGTACCGTTTATTATGACCGGTTGATTCTTGGTCTATGGAAACGAGCAGAGGGAGCGATTTACCGCAAATTTGCAGACCATCCGAAAGATTTTGTCAAAGAGCCGACTGCATCCGATCTGACAGAGATTGTCATTGGCGTGGACTTTGGTGGTAATAAGTCTGGTCATTCTTTCGTGGCAAGAGGGTATGACCGAGACAACAACGTGTATGGATTAAATAGTGTCAGACACATGAACAAGGATTTTAAGGACGGAATTGATTCAAACATCCTGAATGATCTGCTTATCAAATTTGTGAACGAGGTGCAAGAAAAGTATGGAAAAGTCGACTTTATCTATTGGGACAATGCAGAGACTACGCTCGGCCAGAGTATCCGAAACGCTATGCTCAAAGCTAATCCAGCCACGATTGTAAGACCGGCCAAGAAAATCAGAATAAAAGACCGAATTGAATGCGTCTTAAAGCTCATGGGGGCTGGGCGCTTTTTTATTACAAACGACTGCGAAACATTATCTACCGCACTGCAAGAAGCGGTGTGGGATGAGAAATCTATGAAAGATGATCGACTGGATGACGGTAGTAGTGATATTGATACACTGGATGCATTTGAGTACACGATAGAACGCGACATTAAAATGCTGACAGAGTGAGGTGCAAGATGTTTAAGTTTATTAACAAGGTTATTACAGGAGTGTTTAACATGATAAGCAGAACCACGATGAAGCAGGTGTTGAGAGAATCTCCTGCAATTACAAGCACAATGGTGCAGAAAATAAATGAATGGAACAGCATGCTCTCTGGGAATGCAGACTGGTGCAAGGATTATGTGAAGTCCCTGAGGATTGAACAGGGGATATGTAGAGAGTTTGCAGATGTTGTGCTGTCGGAAATGGAAATAAAAATATCGAACGATAAGCTCTTAAAACTGTTTGAGAAAACCACAGAGAGCCTGAATGAGAATCTACAGGACGGTCTTGGACTTGGTTCGTTCTGCCTAAAACCCCTTGGAAATGAACAGGCAGAGTTCGTGACAGCAGATAAGTTCATCCCGGTGAGCTTTGGAAATGATGAGAAGCCGAACGATATCGTCTTTCTGGACTTCCGGGATATTGACGACTCAAAGTACTATGTACGATTGGAGCGGCACAGTATTAAGAATGGATTCCTTGAGATCACGAACGAAGCATACAGTTCATCTACCAGATATGGATTTGACCGTAAAATCCCGTTGGAAAGCCTAGAAGCATGGAGAGGACTGCCGGAGCACGTAGCATATCCAGGAGTGAAAGAAATGGATTTTGGATATTACCGGAATCCGATCAAGAACAGGATTGATGATACGCCTTGTGGTGTGTCTATTTTTGATTATGCGATCGATTTGATCCGGAAAGCGGACGTGCAGAGTGCAAGGATAGACTGGGAGTTTGAGTCTGGTGAGAGGGCGATTCATGTGGATGCTGCGGCTATCAAGCGAGAGTCAGACGGACAGAATGGCGTATCCAAGTTAAATAAAAGATTGTACCGAGGAATTGACGGCGAAGAGGGATTTTTCAAAGAATTTTCACCGGAGCTTAGAGACCAGAACTTGATTAACGGTCTCGAGAATTACTTTAGACAGATCGAGTTTGTAGTTGGTCTTGCGTTCGGCGATTTAAGCAATCCGCAGAGCGTGGATAAGACAGCAACAGAGGTTAAAGCGTCAAAAAACCGGAAATACAATCGTGTCAAAGCAATCCAAGATAACTTACGAGATTGCTTTGAGGATTTTGTGAGAGGTCTGGCGTTCCACGAAGGAATGCTTCATTCAGGATATGAGTTTATCTGCAGTTTTAAAGACTCAATTCTGACAGATGAGGAAACGGATCGTCAGTTGATGCTAAATGAGATAGCAGCCGGAATCAGATCACACTGGGAGTACAGGGTTCGATTCCTCGGGGAGGATGAAGAAACTGCAAAAGCGAATGTGCCGGATCAAGGTGGAGTAATGGAGTGATAGGTAATGGATAAGCCAGATGTCGTAAAAATGTCTCTCAGAATGGAATCTATCTGGATGGATGCTGAGAACCGGATCATACAGGATATCGTTCGCAGGATACGCAAGACCGGAAAGATCACATCCACTGCCGATTACCAGATTAACAGACTGGTGGAGATGGGAAAGAGCACAGAAGAGGTGGAAAAAATCCTACAAGATGCTCTTAAAGCCACTTATCCAGAGATGTTTAAGCTGTATGACGAGATAGCGGAGTGGCAGTATGTAAGGGATAGGGACTTATATGAGCAGATCAACCGGGAATTTATTCCGGCAGAGGAAAACGAACAGCTCAAACAGGTGTCGCAGGCCGTCAGGAAGCAGACACAGGACAAGTTGCATAACCTTGCAAGGTCTTATGGATTCTCGGTCTTAATGGGTAATCGTCGCGTATTTATGCCGTTTTCGGAGTATTACCAGCGATATGTCGATATGGCAATCACAGACGTGATAAGCGGTGCCTTTGATTACAACACAGTCATCCGTAGAGTTGTTACACAGATGACGAACAGTGGCTTAAGGACTGTAGACTACGCCACCGGACACAGCAACAGAGTACATGTGGCAGTGCGAAGAAGCGTATTGACTGGAGTATCGCAGATCACAGGAGAAATGAACAGGATCAATGCTGACAAGCTTGGCACGAATTATTACGAGGTAGACTGGCATCCAGGAGCCAGACCGGAACACCGGAAGTGGCAAGGAAAAGTGTACAGCAAAGAAGAACTGGCGTCTGTGTGCGGTCTTGGAACTGCTACTGGCCTACAAGGAGCTAACTGCTACCACGATTATTACCCATTTGTAAAAGGAGCGTCTGAACGGCAGTGGACGGATGAATGGTTAAAAAAGCAGAATGCCATAGAAAACAAAACAAAGAGGTGGCAAGGTAAAGAGTTGGATGCTTACGGAATTACACAGCAACAGCGAAGAATGGAAACCGCAATGAGAGCGCAGCGGTCTAAGATCATGGCACTCAAGACTGCCAGAGCAGATCCAGACAATATATTGACCATGAGAGTAAAATACAAAGCCCAACTGTACGAATACACAAAGTTCTGTCGGAAGATGGGCGTAGAACAACAAAGAGAACGGATATACATGGATATGTTAGGGAGAGTCGCATAGGCGGCTCTTTTATTTTGTCCTGCCAGATGACGAGAAACTGGGTACTTACTTGAGACATGTGGTGCGACCACGAGAAAAAGCGAAGCGAAAGGAAGATGAAACATGAAAAGAGAGTTTTTAGAAGAAATGGGATTGGAAAAAGAACAGATTGATAAGATTCTGGACGCCAATTCCACAGATGTCGGTAAAGCAAAAAAAGATTATGACAACATCAAATCGGAGCTTGACACGACAAAACAGCAGCTTACAGACGCAAACACAGCCATTGAGGGATTCGGAGACTATGAAGAAATCAAAGGTCAGGTAGCCGATTACAAAGCAAAATACGAAGCATCCGAAGCAGAGAAAGCGCAGATTAAACAGGATTATGAGTTTAACGGAAAACTTGAAGCCGCAGCTAAGAAGCACGGTGCAAGAGCTTTAAAAGCGGTTCTTCCGTACTTAAAAACGGATGATCTGAAAGCATCCAAAAATCAGGATACGGATATTGAAAATGCATTCAAAGACCTGAAAGAGAACGAAGAAAGCAAATTCCTGTTTGCGGATGATGAACCGATTAAAAATCCAGTGCTTGGAAGCGGAGCCGAGAAGCCAGGTGCGTTTGATGCGGTAGCTGCTGCTATGGGACTCACAGAAAAAGATTTTAAATGATAAGGAGATAAGATATGCCAAATTCAATTACGCTTAGAAAACAGTATTCTACGATGCTCGACCTCGTGTATAAGAAAAGTTCACTGACATCTATCTTAGATGGCCCGAGTGAGCTGATCCGAGAGGGAGCAAATGCAAACGAAATTTTGATTCCGAAAATGTCCATGCAGGGACTTGCAAACTATGATAAGTCCTCTGGATACGTCAACGGTGATGTAACTCTGGACTACGAGACAGTTAAATGCGACTACGACAGAGGTCGTAAATTTAATGTAGATGCAATGGATAATATTGAGTCTGCTGGCGTAGCATTTGGACGTCTTGCAGGGGAGTTTATCCGCACGCAGGTAGTGCCCGAGTTGGATGCATGGAGATTTTCCAAGTATGCACAGATTTCTGGTATCACAACAGCAGAAGGCGCACTGAACGATGGAAAAGCAGCACTTGCAGCGTTAAGAGCCGCAAGAAACGCGATCGAAGATGCAGAGGGAGATGTATCTACATGCTATCTGTTTATCAATCCAGCATTGGTTGGAATGGTTGAAGACTTAGATACAACTGCATCCAGAAGAGCATTGGAAGGATGGGCTGGAATCGTGAAAGTACCGTCCGCAAGATTTTACACAAAAGTTGACTTGACAGCAAACGGAGCTGGTGGATTCGCTAAGAATTCAGACGGAAAAGCAATCAACTTTATGGCAATTGACCGGAACGCGGCTATCCAGTACCAGAAACACACAGTTCCGAAGATTATTTCCCCAGACCAGAACCAGGCTGCTGATGCTTATATGTACGCATACAGAACAGTCGGAATGTGTGATGCCTACGAAAATAAAGTAAAAGGAATTTACTGTCATCACGTGGGGGAATAGCACCCCCTGAAGATCTCGCCTTGGTAGGCAGGGGGAAAGTTGGAAAGGCAAAAGTAGGTAAAGCAAAATAGCGAGGTGATAGTATGGCGTACACAAAGAAAGACTGGGAAGACGGAGAAGTAATTACAGAAGCAGCAATGGACAACATTGAGAACGGCGTATCTGCAAATGATACAAAAAATATACAGCAGGACGGAAAAATCAGCGAGATCGAGGGAAAACTCGTTAATGCAGTTGCCGGATCTAAAGATGGTTTGATGTCTAAAGAGGACAAAACGAAATTAGATGGCATTGCAGCACAGGCAAATAAATACACTCTTCCAGCGGCGAACAAAACAACGCTGGGCGGTGTGAAACAGATGGCTTTGATTGCAGATTTGTCCACAGAAACAACAACTGACCTGAAAAATAAAATCAATGAGATTCTTGCGGAGATGAAAAAACAGGGGATTATGGCGAATCAGTAAGGAGTACACATGTTAGTAGATTACAAATACTACATTGAGGACTTTGGTGGAGAGAAAATCTCCACTGAGTCCGCGTTTAAAAAGACTCGTGATCTTGCGGATGTTTATATGTATGATTTCACGTCCGGAAGAGCAGAAAGCGACACGGAAAATGAGCACCGTATCAAATCGTGTCTTTGTGAGATGTGCGATGTCATCTATAATTTGACAGCAAATGACGGAAAGATCGTAAAATCCGAAAATACAGACGGGTACTCTGTGTCTTATGTAACAGAGCGTATTGACGGACAGGATGCGGAAAAAGTGCTTGAGAATAAGCTGTACCGGATTGCGAAAGTCTATCTCGGTAATACCGGCTTACTGTATCGCGGAGTATGCTAACAAATTCAGACGCCACCCTGTACAGCCGGAAGTATAACCCGTCTACTCGGCTGGATGAGTGGGAACGAACCTACATCCCGGAAGTGTGGTGGTACAAAAACGAAAAGTCGCAGATCACGACAGATGGATTAAAACAGGCTGATACGTACACAATCAGGATCTCTGACACGAGCGTAGCAATAAAAAAAGACGATTACCTTGTCAAAGGAGATTGTCAGATTGTGATGCAGACAATCAAAGACTTGGACGGATTTGACAAGACCAGAGTCACATCCGTAAACTACAACGCATTCGGCGGCAATCCGCATATTAAGGTGGTGGGAGTGTAATGGCAAGAGGAAAGAAAAAATTCCAGATTGAGACGCCGAGAGGTAAGATATCAACTTACACGATTTCCAAGGGAAATTTGAAAGGAAGGACAATAGCGAGACTCGACTGGAATCCGAACTTTAGACCGAATATGGAATCCGGTTTCGCAAACGCACAGTCTTTTGTTGATTCTGAATGCGTAAGAAGAATGGCGCCTGAAACACCAAAGAGATCCGGCGTTTTAATTAAATCTGCAACACTTGGAACAGTGATCGGAAGTGGAGAAATTAACCAGATCGCACCTTATGCACGTAGACAATATTATGAGCATAAGGAAAAATCACGATGGTTTGAGCGAATGAAAAATCGTCACAAAGACTCTATCCTGAAAGGAGCGGCTAAGTATGTCGAATCTCATTGACAGCGTCAGATCATATATTCTCACATGTCCGTTTTTAAGTGATGGACGTGTGAACGTGGACTACATTGGAACGGATATGGGGTACTCTGTTGACCCTCTCCCTTGCGATCCGATCATGCAGAGATACATGGACGGTGGGGCAAAGAAGCAGTTCCAATTCGCATTTACAAGCCAAGAAGAATATGACCAAGACGCGCGAATTAACATTGAAAACAGTGGATTCTTCCAGAGCTTCGAAGAGTGGTTGGAACAGCAGAGTTTCAATAATAACCTGCCGGAGCTTGGAGAAAAGAAGAACCCAATATCAATTGAAACTTTAAACAGCGGTTACTTGTACGATATGAACGGTGAAAACGCAAAGTATCGTATTGAGTGCCGCTTAATTTATACACAGGAGGTATAAGTATGTCAGGAACAGCACCAAAATTAGTAGGCAGACATTTGCGTGTGGCATTCATGAACACGGATGCAACGGGCAGCTCTCCGAAATTTGAAAGAATGACCAATTTTACCGCAATGACAAACGGGAAAAATCCAAAAGAGTACTCACGCCAGTACGTGGATGAAAGCACCGAGAGATCAGATGTAGTTGGATATGCTCCGGCTACAGAGTACTCTTTTGATATGTATGCAGGGAATCCTGTACATGAGCGAATTGCAAAAATCCATGACGGTGAGAAAGTTGCGGATGATGCACATGTGGAAGTGGTCACGGTGGATTTTTACAAAAAGAACACGGAAGGTGACAAGTGTTACGCAACAAAGAGAACTTACGCAGTTATCCCGGATTCGGACGGAGATGGAACAGACGCATTGGTTTACAATGGATCGCTGAAAGCTGTATCCGATCTTGAGGAAGGATACGTTACGGAAACTGACATTACATCCAAGACAGTTACTTACGCCAAGGGAGATTACATGGGGGAGTAGCTGCCGCCGATTTTAAGGCGGTAAAAAATACGAGAAAGAATAGGAGAGTGAGCCAATGAACCAGTGGAAATGGAACGATGTAGAACTTGAAATAGATATGGATGACGTAGAGTTTTTGGAAAGATACGAAAAAGTATTTGAAAGCATTGAGCCGAGAGAGAAGAACCTTGAAAAGGTTGGGAAGATATCGGAAATAACCAGAGAATATTGTTTGTTGTTTTATGATATTTTTGACGGAATTTTCGGGGAAGGTACTTCTGAAAAACTTTTTGACGGGAAAATGAATTTGAGAGTTTGCGAAGAGTGCTATGATTCGTTCATTGCTGTATGTGAAAAAGAAATCAATGCCGTAAATAAGAGACGGAACTCTGTTGTTAGCAAATACACACCGAATAGAGCACAGAGACGGGCGAAGAAATAATGAACTTTTTTTATGAAGAGTTACCGAGCACAGTAAATGTAAGAGGGGAAAATATCAAGGTTATTACGGATTTCCGTGAATACATCAGGCTTTTGGACATGTTGAAAGACCAAGAGCTTGATGCTCTCCAAAAATTCGCGATCATACAGCAGTATTTTATTGATGATGTAGTTGCAGATGAAGAAGCTATAAGCGCATTGTCCCACTTTATAACGATGGATACAAACTGTGCAAAGGTTGCGGAGACAGGTGATTGTGAAGAACCGCAAGAAAAGTTGCAAGAAAAGCCGAAGAAAAATTTATTCTCGTACTCCATTGATTATCCATATATATTATCCGGCTTTCTCAGAGATTATGGAATTGATTTAATCGACATTAAATATATGCATTGGTGGAAATTCCGGATGCTTTTTGATGGTTTGTCTGACGATACAGAGATTAAACAGCGAATAATGTACCGCAGTGTTGATTTATCGGAAATTAAAGACAAAGAAGAGAAAAAACGAATTAAAAAGATCCAGAAATCAATTCAATTGCCATCTGAGAGCCTGACGGATTATGATATCGGAAATGCTTTTATGTGAGGTGACAGATGAGTTGTAAAATTAAAAAACCATCACTTGAGAGAAAGTGGTATAAGTGTCCTTTTTGCGGGTGCAAGCTATTGATTTATAACAACAATTCCGTTTGCACCAATGCATTTATCAAGTGCCGGACGTGCAAAAAAGAAGTAGAGATTAAGATTTAAGCACTTTAAATTGAGCCATTGAGCCTGTGCTATCCATAAAGGAGGGATAGTATGGGTTATGATGGCTCATTAAAATTTAACACAGAAATAAACGAATCCGGATTCAATTCAGGAATTTCCAAACTTGGCAGCGTTGCAAGCGGAGGATTAAAAGTGATTGCCGGATCAGTAGCTGGCGTTGCTGCAGCATTTGGAGCGGTGTCAAAAATGTCTCTTGATTCCGTTGCGAGTCTTGAGCAGAACATAGGCGGTGTCGAGACGCTGTTTAAAGATAGTGCGCAGACAGTGATCGATAATGCGAACAATGCGTATAAGACAGCTGGCGTATCTGCAAATAAGTACATGGAGACTGTAACAAGCTTTTCTGCATCACTTTTACAGGGACTCGGAAACAATACCGCAGAAGCCGCCAGAATAGCAGACATGGCAATGGTAGACATGTCAGACAATGCAAATAAATTTGGTTCCAACATGACGGATATCCAAAACGCTTATCAGGGATTTGCGAAGCAGAACTACACAATGTTGGATAACCTGAAACTTGGATATGGTGGAACGCAGACTGAAATGATCCGCTTGATTAACGACAGCGGCATTCTCAACGAAAAAATAGAGAATCTTGACAATGTGTCGTTCGACCAGATCATTCAGGCAATCCACAAGATTCAAGAAAATATGGGTATTGCCGGAACGACAAGCGAAGAAGCATTGACTACCATAGAGGGTTCTGTGCAATCCGCAAAAGCGGCGTTTGATAACTTTTTGAATGGTTCAAGTTCACCTCAGGAGTTGGCAGATGCTGTAAAGTCCGCAGCTGAAAATATAACAAATAATTTGATGCAGATCGTCCCAAGACTTGCAAAAGAACTCCCAGAAGTCGGAAACCTGTTGATGGAAAGTCTTTCGCAGTCACTTAACTCCGGAAAACTCGGAGAAATGATGCAGATAGGTGGACAAGTCATTTCCAACATAACAACGGGAATTATACAAGCATTGCCCGGAATTGTGACTGCATCAGCACAGATTATAAGTTCGTTTGCAGAAAATATCAGCACAAGTATACCGCAACTGTTGTCGTCTGGGATCCAGATCATACAGGCAATAATAAGCGGTATGATGCAGGTATTGCCGTCTGTCGGCTTGCTTATAACTCAGCTTATTACAACTCTATACGAGCAGATAACATCGCAGGGGCCAAGTCTGCTGCAGCAAGGCTATGAATTGTTAAGCAATCTGATTGACGGATTTGTAAAGGCAATTCCAGAAGCGTTGCCGAAAGTGCTTGATTTTATACAGGGCATCGGAGAAAAACTTGCAGAAGCTGCACCTGTAATGATTCAAAAAGGTTTTGAGTTGCTACAGAAATTGGTCGAGGGAATCGTAACCGCAATACCGATATTGATTGAGCGAGTCCCAGAGATTATTTCTACATTTGCAAACATTATTAACGACAATTTTCCAACAATTCTTATGAAGGGCGCGGAATTACTTGGACAGTTGGCACTCGGACTTATCCAGGCAATACCAACTCTGATTGCAAACATTCCGCAGATTATAGCAGCTATTGTTGACACACTGATGGCATTCCAGTGGCTGAACCTTGGTAAAACCATTATAACCGCACTGGGAAATGGAATTAAGTCTATGGTCGGATTCGTGAAGCAATGCGGGGAAAGTATATTGGAAGGAATTAAGACTTCTGTACAGAATTTACCAAATACATTGATGAACATAGGAAGAACTGCAATGTCGGGACTTGGAAATGTTATATCGTCAGCTGTAGGTTCTCTTAAAGGTGCAGCTTCAAACATTGTAAACGCCATTGTAAGCACGATCTCTTCTATTCCGGGACAGATGGCTTCTATCGGAAGCAATATCGTCCAGGGATTGTGGAATGGTATTTCGAACATGACAGGATGGATTATTGACAAAATTGGAGGTTTTGCAAGCAGTGTAGTTTCATCCATTAAGGATTTCTTTGGCATTCATTCCCCGTCCAGAGTTATGCGAGATCAGGTTGGTAAGTACCTTGCGATGGGAGTCGGTGCCGGATACGAAGAGTACATGCCGTACAAAGAGATGAAAAAAGTATCCGGTAAGGTGGTGTCTCAGTTGTCTGCATCTGTGAGCGGTATAACGTTATCAGTGCCGGAAAGTGCTGGAAGTCAAACTTACCAGAAAAGCGTTGGAATCCGGAAGTCTGAAAATAACAACGAGCTACTCTACGCAGTAGATCGTCTATCCAGACTTGCCAACAGACCACTAGAGATTGTTAATAAAATTGACTCTGTAGAGACATCCAGAGTACTTGCAACACCAATGGAAAAACAAATAGAAAAGAATTCAAGTTTTCGGAAGATGTTAGGAGGGGATAGAAATTGAGCCTATCAGTAAAATTTGACGATCAGGAACTCGGGCGATACTTAAGTGTATTGTCCGGGTTCTCTCCGTTTAGTGGAGTAAATAGAGAGTCAGGACTTCTTGACGGAGCAGAAAGTGCAAAAGGAGAGGATTTTGGCTATACAACATATAAATCAAAGACGCTTGAAATGCCATTTGAAATTAAAGGAGACATCTTAGCAAGCTATGACGCGATTCAGAAAATCCTAAACGTCACAGAGCCGAAAAAACTTGTTTTTGGGAATTATCCAGATCGCTACTTTTATGCGATACCGGACGGAAACCTTGATGTGACACAGGTTGCGATTTTTGGGAAAGGCACAATCACTTGGCTTATCCCGGATGGGGTAGCGTACTCTGTCGGCGAATTTGAATTTGACGGTGTACAGCAAGACGGCTACCAGACCATTACCATCCAAAACAACGGCACCGAATGGGCAGACGTGGACTACGAGATCACGCACCAGCACGAAAACGGATTTATCGGACTTGTGAGCCAGTATGGAGTGATCCAGCTCGGAAAACAGGAAGAGGCGGACGGAGAGAACTACGAAGCGTCCGAAGAACTGTTTAACGGTTACGGCTTGTTTCAAGATGATCATGGCACCTCTTATCAGAATCCGGAAAACACAACGCAAGGAACGTTGGAAGTACGGAATGTTGCCGGATACAACGTGATGGCATTAAAAGGTGGACAAGTCACATCTGGATACTGGAACGGTGGAATGAAAACACTTACTATTCCGGTGGACACCGAGGGTAGAGGTGGTGCAAAGAACTTTTACTGCTACACGCAGCACTGGTTCGAAACCGGCTTGATGGGGCAGACAGGAGCGCAGACCATTGCATTCCTGACTGGAGATAACAAGGTGATATGTGCCATGTCTATTAACAAGAGTGATACGGTTGGTAATACGGCGCATGTGGACTGGTTTGCCCCTCAAAACAAGAAAATTAAGACACTGGATTTCCAGCCGACATCCTACGAGGATAACCCGTTTAATTTAAAAATGGGCGGCGGACACAATGACTTTTTAAAAGAGGGTGACAAGTTGCGTATTTTCTGGTACGGGAAGTATTACCACTTTACTATCCCGGAGATTAAAGACATGGTGTGTGAGAAGATACAGGTCTGGATCGGGCAGTGGGGAAGTAGAGATCTTGGAAATCAGCTGGTTACGCACAATTATTTAAAAAGTATCTGGTTCCGTAAGGATAACGTGGAAAAATACCGAGATGTGCCGAACCGGTATCGTGCCGGAGATGTGGTGTCTATAGATGGAGAGAGTACAAAGGTCTATGTAAACGGGATGCCGGCAAAAGGAGATGAGATTAATGGATCCAATTATCCAAAAGTGCCACCCGGAACAACAGAAGTGCAGTTCTGCTATTCTTCCTTTTCTTCTCCACCGCCACAGATTAAAGCGAAAATACGGGAGGTGTATTTATAGTGGATAACATCAGGATCGCGATTTTAAGCGCGAATAACACACCAGTAGCGTTTATGGACAATCAGCACAAGAAGTCCATGCACTACTGGGGAGATGAATTGCACGAATACTTACAGGGTGCGGCAAATACTTACACCTTTACGGTGTCCGCAAAGCATCAGGATGCAGAGAATGTTACCGCCGGGAATAAGGTGGCGTTTATACACAAAGGGAAATCCTACTATCTAAACATCGTAAACACTGAGCAGACAGAGGAGACGATCACAGCTACGGCGTGGTCGTTATCTTTTGAGCTAATCAACGAGGATGCCGGAGAGTACAAAGCCGGAAAAGCAATGAGCTTTGAGGAGTACCTTGCCGTTTTTGATGCTGAGAGAACACTAAAACTGGGGCTCAATGAGGTATCAGACAAGAGGATTACCAACGAGTGGACAGGCACAACATCCATACTGAAAAGGCTGTTTTCTTTGGCAAACGTATTTTCTGCCGAAATCGAATTTGAAACGGTTTTAAATAAGGACTACTCCTTAAAAGAGATCGTCCTGAATGTCTACCGAGAACGCTCCGACACCAACAGCGGAGTCGGAGAATACCGGAATGACATTGTACTGCGGTACGGGAAAGGAATTACCGGAATTCGAAAAACCACAGATGCCGAGAAGCTTTACACCTGCATCCAGCCGACCGGAAAGGACGGTCTGACAATCAATGGTCTTGACAAGAAAGAATGCGATGAAAACGGCAATATCGAGTACTTTACAGACGGTGCGATCATCCGCGCACCACAGGCAAGGGACCGGTTCCCATCCAACATCGTAAATAAGGCTGATGCTTATATCCTGATGCGTAAAGAGTACGATACAGACAGCAAGGACAAGCTCTATAGCATGGCTCTGTCTGATCTTAAAACAGCATCTGAACCGGTGGTGACTTACGAGGTGGACGGATATTTTGACACCAACATCGGGGACACCGTGAGGATGCAGGATCAGGAGTGGACACCAGTGCTTTATCTACAGGCGAGAGTGTCCGAACAGGTGCGCAGTCTTACCAATCCAAAAACTGCAAAGACGGTATTTACAAACTACAAAGAGCTTACATCCGAAATTTCGGATAGCTTGTTGCAGAGGATGGAAGATCTTATCAACAAAAATAAGGTCTACACTTGTTCCATCTCCACCAACAATGGCATCATCTTTAAAAATGGTATCGGCAGCACTACTCTGACAGCTTACGCTTACGATAACGGCGTGGACGTCACGGGCAATCTGGAAATCCGGTGGAGTAAAGATGGGACAGAGTTTTACGTTGGCAAGAGTGTTACGGTAAATGCTACTGACGTGGATACAAAGGCGGTGTACTCGTTTGAGGCTATGGAAAATGGGATAAAACGTGGGTATTACGAGGTTACGATTGCAGATTTAATGGATGGAGAGGACGGAAAAGACGGAGAACAGGGTCCGCAAGGTGAGAAAGGAGAGCAAGGCGAACAGGGACCTCCGGGTCCACAAGGCGCTCCGGGATTGGATGGTATACAGGGTCCAAAAGGGGATCAGGGAATCCCGGGAAAAGATGGGAAGGACGGAAAAACACAGTACACCCACATTGCTTATGCAAACAGCGCAGATGGGTCTAAAGATTTTTCTGTTTCTGACAGTAATCGGGAATATATCGGAATGTATGTCGATTTTATTCCGAACGACAGCACAGACCCGACAAAATACGCATGGAGTAAGATCAAAGGCACAGACGGGGCGATCGGAACACCCGGAAAGCCGGGAGCTGATGGAAAGACCCCGTATCTACATATCGCCTACGCAAACAGTGCAGATGGCAAGACGGGATTTTCCACCACGGATGGTACAAATAAGCTCTATATCGGGCAGTACACGGATTATACACAGGCAGATAGTACAGATGCTACGAAGTATACATGGACAAAAATAAAAGGCGAACAGGGGGAACGTGGTCCTCAGGGAGTCCCGGGTTTGCAGGGAATACAAGGTCCTAAAGGTGAACAGGGGATACAGGGACCTCAAGGAAATACAGGTGCTACTGGACCGCAGGGACCAGCTGGACAGTCCACCTATTTTCATATCAAGTATTCCTCAGTTGCGAATCCTACATCAAGTAGCCAGATGACGGAAACGCCGTCTACATACATTGGCACTTATGTAGACTCTGTTCAGGCGGATAGCACGGATCCAAAGAAATATACCTGGTCACGCTTCCAAGGACTCCAAGGGCCACAGGGAACGCAGGGCATACCTGGAACGAACGGCACAAACGGCAAGACAAGTTATCTGCACATTAAATATTCCAACGATGGAGGTAAAACGTTTACCGGAAACAGCGGAGAAGATGTGGGAACGTATATCGGTACTTGTGTAGATTACAATCAGTCCGATCCTGCAAGTGTTAGATCTTATAAGTGGGCGAAGATTAAAGGGGAAAACGGACAGGATGGTCAGGATGGAGCAGACGGTCAGGACGGTGTTGGGATTAAATCTATTACAAAATACTACCTCGCATCCGAAAAAAGTACTGGAATCACGGCATCGACTTACGGATGGACTACTACGATGCAGTCCATGACGGAAACGAATAAATACCTGTGGAGTTATGACAAGATATACTACACCAACGAAAAAACAGTAAACACAACACCTGTGATCATTGGAGTACACGGGCAAAACGGAAGTGACGGAACATCGGGCATCATCATATCTCAGACAGCACCGGAAAATCCAAAGGTAGGACAGCTCTGGCAGACCGCAAGCGGAGAGCCGATTAAAAGATGGGATGGAAGTAAATGGGTGATCTATTACATTTCCGTAGAGAATCTGAATGTAGAGACGCTAAGTGCGATTGCCGCAAACCTCGGAACTGTAACCGCTGGACTTATAAAGAGTCTGGACGGACACTTTTTTATCCAAGTAAATACCGGAGAGATCTACTCTGAAGATGAAAACGGGATAAACAGCTCTGCAATAAGCAAGGGTGTATTTGTGGCGAATGGGATGAGCAGCGGCAGACACACAAGCTTATCTATATTCCCAACGCAGATTGCGCAGTATTTTGACGGAGCCACCATTTCAAACCTTGTTAATTTTAAACGGGACGGTATATTTGTTAAAAACTCCGGATCATACGAAATAAACATATCTAAAGCAACAAATTATGACTCCGGAAAAATAAAAGGACCATTCGCCAGCACAAACTCATCCAACTATATACAGGCGGAGCTAATAAGGAGAGGGTGCGTGGTTACATGTAAAATCACAGCGCTTATACAGTTTCCGAACACGGGATCACACGGGCCATTTGAAGAATTAAGGATCCCTATAGGATATCGACCAGCCGTAGACATAGTAGAGACGTACAGCGAATTGGTTGGTACGTCAGTTATCGGGACTGGCAGATATTACATCACAAAAGATGGAGGAGTATCCATTGTAACTGGCAAGACAGATTACTGTGAGCGTATAAAGACATTTACATGGATCACAGATGACGAGTAAAGGAGCGAAAAAATGAGGATTTTAAGATTTATAGCAAATGGACAAATGCTTGAGCCTGATCCGGAATGTGATTTTACAGGTCTGGTGTCTGGAACAAGCGGATATTTGCACGCTGAATTTGATTTTAATAATGACTGGATAGGATGCAGAGTTGCGGCATCTTTTTTTAGCCTAGACAAAGAGTATCCAGCAATCGTGGAGAATTGTAGATGCGAGATTCCGGCAGAAGCACTATCCTTTAGAGACTTTTATGTGCAGCTTACAGGGATCCGGGATGGATACAAGATAACAACAAACAGGCAGATTGTAAGGCAAAGGAGACCGGGCGAATGACGGAAGCAGAAAAGTTATTACAGGAGACAAAGAGTGCGGCAGTTGTGGCAGAGTCGCAAGCAGAAGATATCTGCGTGATTGACTCCGACCTAAGAATTATCGGCATACCGGAACAATTTAAAGTCCTTGGTGTCGAGCACGATAAAGATGTAAAAGTGATACAGTTTCGGATTCCGAAAGTTTATAAAGGTACAGACTTATCTGCCTTTAATATCTCCGTAAACTACCAAAATGCCAGAGGGACGAAAGACCGGTATATTGTTACAGATAAAAAAGTGTCTGGTGACCAGATCGAATTTTCGTGGACAGTCGGAAAAACAGCGATTGAATACAGAGGGGACACCCGTTTTATTGTCTGTATGCGTCTCACGGGCTCTGATGGTATAATCCAAAAAGAGTTTAATACTACACTCGCCACAATGACCGTACTGGAAGGGCTGGAAGTTGACAATCCAGTAATCGAACAGGAAGAAAAAGACATTATCGCACAACTGTTGCAGATCGTGGATGACAAATCCAAAGAAGCAGTACAGGCAGTTACAGCAGAGGGAACAAAGCAGATCAAAGCGGTACAGGCTGAAGCGCAGGAGATCATTGCGGACAGAGAGCAGATTAAGACCAACAAGGCAGATATCGCAGATTTAAGACAGATGAAGGCGGGAGCGATTATCAACAGTGCTAAAGGGGAGCGTATCGCTGTCGGAGATTCGGCAGACGCGTTTTTTGAGGGATTGAAGCTACATGGGAAGAGTGAGCAAAACGGGTCGCCCACACCAGATAATCCGATACCGATAAAAAGCTGTGGAGATGGTGGAGCTATTGGGATTAGAGTGCTGAGAAAAAATCTATGCAAAGTCACTTCGGTGTTAAATGCGAGCTTTGATGAAAACACAGGAACTCTAGTCAATAATGCTAAAAACAACACTGTCAAATCTTATGTAAAAATACAAAAATACAAAGGAGATAAGTTTTTGGAAGAAATTCCCGTGAGCAATACCGGAAAGACGGAGAAAATATTTTCCATTAACGGTACTTTTAATAGAATCCGATTGGCTTTCGCTGGTGATATATCTGAAGGAAGTATTATTATAGATGTTTCTTATCTGAATTACGGTGAATACACACTCAGTATGGATATAGAAGAGATTGGAATGAATGAAGGAAGAATTTCGAAAATCATGTTGTTAAATGAAGGGGAGTCCGATGAGATTTTTGAACCATTTCAACACCAACAAGCTTCACTCTCCACCCCAAACGGTTTACCCGGTATTAAAGTAGATTCTGGCGGTAATTACACAGATTCTAACGGTCAACAGTGGGTTTGTGATGAGATGGATTTCAAGCGTTGGAAGTACGTGCAGAGAATCAGAAAGGTAAATCTGGAGGATCGCTCTTTCCACAAGCAAGCTTCTGATAGCTCTCTGGATTATTATCTTTTTGCAATTACATGCGAAGATAAAGCTGTGAAAAACATATATAAAAGAGCTGTACTTTGCAATACGTTTATTGCAAAAAATGGTCAAAACATGCAGAATATAGACGGAATTGAAGGGATATCTACAAATCCAGGTGTAGCGTACTCGAATTATATCTATGTAAGGATAAAACCAAGCAGATTGTCAGGTGTAGGAGATGCCGCTGAATTTAAAAAATGGTTAATCGATAATAACGTCCAAATTATCGAGCAAATAAACCCGATCGAAACTGACATCCCAGAAGAAACAATGCAAGCATACCAAAAACTCTACACCAACTACCCATCTACAGTTATTCAGAATGACTCTGGAGCTGGTATGGAAGTGGAGTATGTAGCGGATACGAAGCAATTTATCTTAGACCAGATAAAAGCTCTTGTACAGGCTTAAAGATTGGAGATGGAATATGGAGATTAGGGCAAGACCGTAATGGTCTTATTTTTATACTTAAAAAAACCGGAGGAAAGACATGACAGAAAATGAAGTAGAAGTGAAACTTGCAGAGCACGGAAAAGAAATCGGCTCATTAAAACACCGAATGAAAGAAGCAGAGGACGTTGTGAATGTGGTACATCAACTGGCGCAAGAAATGGTAGGGTTGACCAAGGAGGTTGGATTTATGAACCAGACCCTTGTGCAGTTGACCGCAAAGGTGACGCATCTTGAGCAGACACCGGCTAAACGGTGGGACGTAGTAGTAACCGCACTGATCGGAGCTGTGATTGGTGGAATAGTAGCGATGTATCTGTAAAGGAGAATGAAAAATGAAGAAGATTAACTGGATTGTAAGAATTAAAAACAAGGCATTCTGGGTTGCACTGATCCCGGCAATCTTACTGTTGATACAGGCAATTGCGGCAGTGTTTGGGCTTAACATCAACCTTGGAGACCTTGGTGATAAGCTATTAACCGTAATCAATGCGCTCTTTGCAGTGCTGGCGATCCTCGGTGTAGTGGTAGACCCAACAACACCTGGAACAGGAGATTCGGAGAGGGCACTTACATATAAATAGATTCAGGAGAGCTTGGAAACAGGCTCTCTTTTGTTGTGCGACATCGCACAGGAAGGAGAAGAATGATTATGAAATTTGAACAGGCATTAAAAGCAATGAAGAACGGAGAAAAAGTAAAACTGCCATCTTGGGGTGGCTATTGGTATTGGGATTCGGACAAGGAAACGGTAATGATTCAATGTAGACCACAGGACAGTGATAATGGAGAATTACTTGATATCAGAGAAACACAGAGGGTTGAGTACACTCTTCTCAATGTGGCATCTGACGAATGGGAGATTGCAGACGAAAAGAATTGCCCGGTACTTGGTGGAATTGCAACATTTTCATTTGGTGAAGCAATCAAATATATGAAACGTGGAATGAAAGTGAAACGTAAAGGCTGGAACGGAAAGAGTCAGTACATTCAGCTTGCTACCGGAATCTCATATAAGGCTGCATCTGGGGAGGTTGTGAATTGTGAACATGAAGCCATTGGTAATATGGCAGTAGCTTTTGTCGGTACATCTGGTGTACAAATGGGATGGCTCGCATCACAAGCTGATATGCTGGCAGATGATTGGGTATTTGTAGATTAATTGTGCGACATCGCACAGAGAGGAGAAAATATGAGTATTTGTCGTGGAGTAGCAGGAAACAGAGGAAGAAATCCGGTAGGAATCTTTTTTCACAATGACGCTGGAAGCAAGAACGCCAATGCAGAATTTTACAGAAATTGGTTACAGACACATCCGCTTGAAAATGGATTTGCGCACTATTATGTAGCACAGGATGGCATCTTACAGGCAGAGGATGACTGGAATTGCGCTTGGCACTGCGGAGACGCAAACGGGAACTTAAATTATCTTGGCATCGAAACGTGTCAGAGTATGGGTGATCTGGATGTATTTAAAGCAAATGAGGAAAAAGCATTGCAGCTGGCAGCACAGAAGTGCAAGCAATATGGAATCACACCAAGTACAAGCACGATAAGGCTACATCAGGAAGTGTATGCTACATCTTGCCCTCACAGATCTGTGGAGATTCACGGTGGCAGGGAAGCTACAAAATCCTACTTTATTAAACGGATTAAGGAGTACATGGGTGGTAATGTCACGCCGCCAACTTATGTATCTGGAGGACAGGCGCAGGCTCAAGCTGCACAGAGACAGCCGGAAGTAGTATTTACTTACGCCGTCAAACTGGAAGACGGTACAATCTTACCATTTGTCCGCAATCTCACAGACTTTGCCGGGATACAGGGTAAGCGCATCACGGATGTAGCTATTAAGGTAGACAAGGGATCCGTAAAATACAGAGTTCATGTGATCGGAAGAGGGTGGCTACCTTATGTGACAGGATGCAACTGGAAAGATCACAATAATGGTTATGCCGGTACAGGACAGCCAATTGACGCAATCGAGGTGTACTACAATACTCCAGCAGATTATGCGGCAAAATACGGCTACCAGAAAGCGCAGTACCGTGTCAGCCCGGTAAATGGAGCTTACTGGTCATGGCAGCATGATAATGAGACCGGAAACGGACAGGACGGATATGCTGGAGCGTTCGGACAGGCAATCGATAGATTCCAGTTGTTCTAATAAAATCCCCTCGGAGATCGTTCTCTGAGGGGTGAATATTGTACCATTTTTACTTCTTTATAATAGGTAGAAAAATAATTGTACGCTCTTGAGAAAAGGTTGACGCAGTGGGGGTCAAAGGAGCTGGGAGATCAGGGCTATACTCCGATTGAGATTCTTCGCTATTTTTATGGAAGTGATATGTATATCAACACAGC